GTGATCTCGGTGCTCTTGTGGCTCGGGCTCTAAGAATAGAGCGAGAAACGGACTCGGATGCTGGTCGCTAAAAAGCACTATATAGAATCCAAATCGAGTCTCATACCTATAAACCGACATTATACGTCAACCGAGATTTCACCAAGAATGATTACTACGCTTACTACGTTCACTACGCTCCCTACAGTCGCGAATACTACTCCAGTCGCGAATACTACTCCAGTCGCGAACTCTATATTCTACTCTAAAGTCGCGAACTCTATATACTCTAAAGTCGTTATCTCTATATACTCTACAGTCGCTATATTCTATTCCCTCTCTATCTAAATCTAATCTCATTTCGAAATCTCCAGAAAAATTTTGTACGCTAAAACCGAATCATTTTATGAGATTTGCTATATATACAATTGCGATACCAATTACCATACTTATAGCAATTCCTTATTATACATACTTTTTACTTAAATACATATGGAAGAGTTTCTAATTATCATGGGAGGATTTATTGCTGCCGTAATCTTTTTTATATACATACATAAAGATAATTTTTAAAATACTATGAGAATAAATTCGATACTAGATGATGAGGAAATCGAGGAATGTATTGAGGGATCATCTAACGTTTCCATGATACGAGAGATAATTGATAAAACTCAATTGAATAATCTAATTGATATCGAGGATTTTGCCGATATGTTTTCGTATGCGATACGTGGGTACATTGATGCCGATGTGGGTTCCGAAGTATATGAGGAGGCGTATCTGAATAACTGGACTTGGGGAGAAACCATTGCTACTAACATTAATTCTCTCTTAGTGGATAAGTGGACCAAATGAAGAAGATTATAATACTAGCATTGTTTCTCAGTGGATGCAATACTACCAATCAGTTTTATATCAGAAGTTTATATTCCCAGTGCGATAATGTTTACAAAACATGGAACGAGTTACGTTATTGCGAGCAGGGTGCCCGAGAGCGAAGACAGGCAGAAGCATATAGACGAGGTAACGAAGCGAGACAAAGGGGTTACAATGGAAGATAAGCCACAGTTTACGGTTAATGAACTTACTATGGAAATTTGGCCACTGGATACATTTTCAAGAAATATTATTACCAAAACATTGGGTAGGCATCAGATTGGGTACAATTACAAAGCCACTACAATGGGAATGCCCAGTATGGAATTTAGAACACATGAAGATTATAAACTAGCTATAGGACTACTAAAATGATAATGTATGATACACTGAGTGTTGAAGAACAGAAAACCTTTAAAAATTGGTTAGGCGGATTGCTAAATGATGGTATAGTTCGCTTGACTTTCGTCAAAAAAGATGGTACTATTAGAGAAATGAATGCAAGTACTCGAGGTGATTTGGTGGCTGAAACTTCAGGTAAAGGTAAACATACAAGTGAGAATGTAGTCAGAGTGACAGATACAGATATTAACGAATGGCGATCTGTAAGATACGATTCCATTAAGGAAATTAATTTTACCATAGGTGCATAGTAATGGCAAGAGCAGAGAAGGTAGCAAATCCTAAGAATGTGGTTGTTGGTGCAGAACCAGATGCAACTAAAATTGTTGCCGGTACTGAAGGTTATGCTGTCAAGTTCATTAATGCGATGAATTGGTATTCTATTGATGGTAACAAAGCAGATGCTCGTAAATTCATCAGAGAGTACATTAGAAAAAATAGAGCAGAAGATCTAAAAGATTTCGACAAGATAAGTGACAAAGAAATCCGACCGACCTATGGTTGGATTGCTCGCATTTTAACCAAGGGTGCTAAGCTTAGTGATTATCACATAGAAAATTTTAATAACTACATTCTTACTATTCTCGAATCTATTACTGCTCCCGTGGTACAAAAGACTGTTATAGTTTCTAATAAACCGTCTATTCAAGACGCCATGAATGAAAAGATATCTAATTACATTGGCACCTTGGAAGGTGCATACGACGATTATATTTGTGATGGTACAGAATTTTCGCTAGAAGCGGATATGAAGGCGAAGGAAATTCCCCAAGCATATGTTTCTAAAATTGAGGAATGGGCAAAGAATAAACTACGTGAATGGATCACTGTAGTTGAAGCTAAGGATTCGCAAATAAATGAAGCCTATGGACACTACAACAAAACAGCAAGAAAAGACGTTGCCAAATTCTTTGCTACAATGGTTCAGGATTGCAATAAGTACGGGGCATTTAAGAAAGCAAACCGTAAACCACGTACTACAAAACCTAAGACGCCCGCCCAACAAGTAAAGAATCTTAAATTTAAAACGAAGGATGATGAACTGAATCTTAGTTCAGTATCACCAATGGATATTGTTGGTGCGTCTGCCGTATGGTTGTATAATACGAAGAATCGTAAACTTTCTGTATATCGTACAGAATCCGGGCAAGGCATTCAGATAAAGGGTTCTGCATTGCAAAATTATGATCCTGAGATGTCTGAGATTAAAACCTTGAGAAAACCTGCAGAACAGCTACGGGAATTACTCAATGCTGGTAAGGTACAACTACGCAAGTTTATGGAAAATATTAGAACAAAGGGTGGAGATGTAAATGGTAGAATGTCCTCAGATATTTTAATTGTAAGAGTGACTAAGTGACAATAAATAGTTCTATAAAACACTATTGGATTTTCAATGGCAACACTTAAAATATCATACTGCCAACTTATACGAATAATTTTAGCTCAGATAGGTGGATCTCCCCTACAACAACTGTACACACAGTTGACTGCAGGAATGCCTAATATTATTAGAGGAGGTCCGATTCCTGCAGAACTTGCTCAAATTAAACAACTTATAGATACAGTAACTGCTGCTCTTGCTGAGGCTACTGCAGTTATAAATGACTTTAATAATCTAGCAACAGAACTTCAAAAACAATTTTTTCAAAATCCGTTAGCATCATCTATCACTGCTGCGAGGGCAGCAATTTCCTCGAGGCAAGCACAATTAGATTGTTCTGGAGCTGGTGCAGGATCAGAAGAATGTGTGGCATTAGCAGATATGGATTCACAATTAGTAACATTAGCTACTAATACGAATTTGTTATCTGGCGTAACTGCACCATCCGGTGATAATGGTGCACAATGTAGTTTACAAGACTTATTGGGAAATGGATGCACTAAAAATACAGATGTGCCTGATGTAGATCTTCAGAATATCTACAATATTTTGACGAAGAAGCAAGACTTAGATAGATTAGTAACAGACATAGAACGAGCAGTTGCCAATAGTCTTGGATTTACTGCATTTCAATCACAGTTAAACACATTAAAAAATACATTTACTAATTTTAACACTTCATTTAGGCTAACAGTAAATAAAGCTGCTATTAAAAATGCTGTTATTGCACAAATTAATTCTATTGTATTTCATCTGCTGAGCGGATGTGGAAATAATGTTCTTGCTGAAACTATCAAACCGGATATCAAAACTAAATTACAACCATTTGTAGAATACATGGCTAAGCTACAAGAGGGGTCATTGTATACTACGGAGACAGGAAAAACAGTATCAACTACAGGAGAAACTGTTACATTGTCAGATGGTACAAAAATAGCAACCTTAACTTCAGATGGTTTAGGAAATACTAACGATCCAAATGTAATTAATAATACAACTATAGGATAAATTGTGATAGTAGTAGATTATAATCAAACAGCCATTTCTAACTTAATGGCTGAAATAGGTGGCCGAACAGATGTTGAATTAAATATGCCACTTCTTCGTCATATGATTTTAAATTCTTTGCGTGGATACAAGCAAAAATTTGGAAAAGAATTTGGCGATTTAGTTATTGCCTGTGACAGTAGATCATATTGGCGCAGAGACGTATATCCCTACTACAAAGCAGGACGTAAAAAAGCCAGAGAAGAATCTGGCTTTGATTGGAAATTAATTTTTGAAACCCTTAGCACTATTCGTGATGAAATCGATAGCTTTTTCCCATACAAAGTAATTAACGTAGATGGAGCTGAAGCTGACGACGTGATCGCCATTTTGGCAGAATGGTCACAGACTAATGATCTAACTAACGCTGCATTATTTGAGGGTGATCCGAAACCCTTTTTAGTTGTGTCTGGTGACCATGACTTTATACAACTACAAAGGTATAAGAATGTCAAACAATTTTCGCCAATTCAGAAAAAGTATGTTAAGCCAGACTCAACGTCGGAGAGATATGTATTGGAACATACAATCCGCGGCGACAAGGGAGATGGAATCCCAAATGTATTCTCAGCAGACAACTCATTGGTCGTCGGAGAAAGACAAAAACCTGTTTCGAGTAAAAAGCTAGAAGAATGGTTTAAGAATCCTGAGTCTATGCCAAAAGACCCAGACTTTGTAAGAAATTATAATCGTAATAAAATGTTAGTGGATTTCACTATGATTCCAGATACAATTAGATCTGCAGTGATTGATAATTTTTTATCTCAACCGAATAAAGACAAAAGCAAACTTCTTAACTTTTTCATTGCAAATAAAATGAAAAACATGATGGAGTTGATTGAGGAATTTTAATGAAAACAACTATACCACAGATTTTTGAAGAAGTTGAAAAAGCCACAAGTAAAGATGCTAAGGTTAAAATACTTAGATCATACGATAATCAAATTTTAAGAGGCATTTTGCGGATAGGATTTGATCAAGATATTAAAATGCTATTGCCCGAAGGAGAGCCACCATTCAAAAAGGATAAAGAAGTTCCTGATGGGTACTCAGAAACTAATTTATTTGTAGAATTTAGGCGATTTTATATTTGGCTTGATCCAACAAAAAATGTCAACAAAACTAGACGAGAACAATTATTTATTCAAATGCTTGAGGGACTTCACTGGAAAGAAGCTGAGGTAGTTTGTTTAGCAAAAGACAAAATTTTAGATACAAAATACAAAACTCTCAAGGAAGAATTAGTTAGAAGTGCTTTTCCTGATTTATTGCCTGCTAAAAAAGCTAAAGCAAAGGAAGAAAAACCGAAAACTAGCGTATTGGGAAACTCTTAAAGTGGTTTTTCAAGCCAAAAATTGAGCTTGAACACAAAGAAACATGGGCAGACCACTCAAATATACCAAAAGACCCAGTTTTTGACTCAAGAACAGTCAATTTTCACAAATTTCGAGCATTTGACAAGTAAAACTGTTGATTATATAATAAAATTGTCTTTAATTATGGAGAATTGACATGACAATGCACTTAGTTGGTCCTTGGTTATCCACTACCGGTAAGAAAAAAGGTAAAATTAAGTATGCCAGCGCCGAAGCAAAGCGCCGTGAACTAGAATTGAAAGCTGAATGGCAAGATCTGAAGCAAAAAATTGACAAAACTGCTAAAATTATGACTCCACGTCCACTTACTCGCCCTATGCCAAAATTAGGACCTCCTCCCGGTCGTGAGACTCCTTTTATTCCAAGTCATGACTCAGGTTTAGGTGTGGCAGCAAAAAAAGAAAATCCCGTATATACCGGGGACAAAGTGCTTGGTGTATCTATTGTACACAAGTCTTGTCTACAACCTGTTTTTAGTGAAACCCAAGCGAAAGATTTCGCTTCGATGAGGAGATAATATTATGACTGTTCCAAGTAGCCCCGCAGATCGTAAGGCGATCTATGATTGTATGAGAGAAATTAGTGCTTCTATGACAAGAATGGAAGGAGAACGAGAATTTATTAGAGAGGCAATTAAAAATATTTGTGATGAACAAAATTTAAGTAAAAAAACTTTTCGTCGTATGGCAAAAACATATCATAAACAAAACTTTAACACTGAATTAGAAGAACACGAAGAATTTGAAACTCTCTATCAGGCTATTACTAATACTACTACAATGGGTCAAGCAGCATGAAAGAGGTTTACATTTTAGAAGCACGTTGGCATGATAAAATTAATAGAATTCGAAAAAATGAAATTGTTGGCGTCTTTGACAATGTGGATAAAATAGAACACGCAAAAACTGCAGTTTCAATACGACCACATGATTATAACTCAATCTCATTTGGGGTAAATATTGAAATTCAACCATTTCATGCTTAAATTTTAAGCAACCCTTCGGTTGACACGGATATCTTTTTACTATATAATAATGAAATAGTGGAGAAAATGATGAAAACCGAAAAGCGCCGTAACCCTGTAGCTAAAGATCTTCGTACGCCGAAGTATCGCCCTCGTATTGTAGAGGACAAGACTGCGTACAAGCGCAAACTTAAGAACGACCGCCAAGCCAACGTATTTTATTCTTGATAGGTAATATGATGACTGTATTTGAAATTCTTGAAGCTCTTGCTGCAGACAATTCTCGTTTAGCTAAAGAAGCGATTCTTCGGCAACATGCTAGTAACAATGTTTTGAAAGAAACATTTCGTCTGGCTTATGATCCTATGATTAGTTATTACATTCGCAAAATCCCAAATTATATTGTTGGCAAAGCTGAGGCTAAGGCAGCAATAGGTTGGGCTATGCAAGAACTAGAGCAGCAATTTGCCACTCGTAACAAGACTGGTAATGCTGCAATTGACCATTTGAAATTTATTTTGGAGTCACTTGATGCACAAGATGCCAGCGTTATTGAAAGGATCATTAAACAAGACCTTCGTTGCGGAGTCGGCGAACCAACCATTAATAAAATCTGGCCCGGACTCATTAAGACTTATCCCGTCATGCTGGCTTCTGGATTCGACCAGAAACTCATTGACAAAATCGGGTTCCCATCATACGTCCAGCTTAAGTTGGATGGCATGCGCTTCAACGCTATCGTCCGTAACGGAAAAGTAGAATTTAGGAGTCGTAATGGTAGGCAATTGGATATCGCTTCAGATTTATTTGGCGAAGCATTTATTGGGTTGGCCAAGATTTATGGTACTGATATCGTATTTGATGGTGAACTTCTTGTGGTTGATGGAGTTGGCAACCCGCTTGATCGCAAAACCGGAAATGGTATCTTAACTAAAGCAATTAAGGGCACTCAGTCTGCAAAAGAAGGTGCAATGGTTCGTGCTACTTTATGGGATGCTATTCCTTATGATGTTTTCTTGATGGGTAAATACAATATTCCTTACAAGACGCGTTTTAGTAACCTTGTTGACAAGGTTTCTGTTTTCAAAAGTAAATCGTCATTGAAGCATCTTATTAGTATCGTAGATACACAGACAGTAGAAAATCAATATACTGCCAATAAGCTATTCAACAAGTATTTAGATGAGGGGCAAGAAGGTATCATTCTTAAGTCTATGAATGGTATTTGGGAAGACAAACGAAGTAAGGATCAAGTGAAATTTAAAGCAGAACTTGAATGCGATCTTATGATCGTTGGTTGGGAAGAAGGCACAGGCAAAAATAAAGGTCGCCTAGGTGCTTTGATTTGTGAATCAAATGACGGAGCTATTCGAGTGAATGTTGGTTCCGGTTACACAGATGAGCAGCGTAAAGAATTTGTGGTTGATTATGTTGTAGGAAAAGTAGCCACAGTAAAATATAATGCTCGTATACAGGATAAGTCAGGTAATGTAGAAAGCTTGTTTCTGCCGACCTTTATTGAATTACGTGAAGACAAGAATATTGCAGACGACTCAAAGAGAATAAAATGAGTATAAGTGGACATCGTACTTTAGAGCAGGTATTGACTAATATGGGTAATACTGGTATGTTAAAGCGATATCTTGGCAGCGACTCTAAACGCAGACTGAAAAAAGATAAACGAATAGGTATGAATAGTTATACATGGGACAGTTATAATATGGACAATAGACAAGTGTTTATGGCAGCAACTGATGCAGAGGATGTTATTGTATCAGAATTTTTGCTTGAAAAGGCATATGCAGGGATAGATACACAATTTAAATCTTTGCATCTTCTTTGTTCTATGGAAGATTGGAAAAGCTTTGTAGCTAATCATACTGCATCTCGTACTCGTATTTTTCAATCAGGTGAGGAACATGGTGCTATCTTTTTCAATGAAGCCATTATAAAATACAATATTAGTAGCACCTACATCTCAGTAAAACTTATTGGTGAAATCAACTTCATTAAGAATTTTGAGCATACTCTAAAAGATACTTTCGACATAGCTGAATCATTTATTGAATGGATGTATTCTTCAGATGGATCCAATGTTACTGTCCCATTAACTACAGATAAGACTCCTGTATCAGAAATGTATCCATTTCTTGGGGATGAAAAGTTAACTGATTATTATGACCGTTATATGCATTCATCTGCGAGTGTACTAGTATTAATTGGTCCCCCGGGTACAGGCAAAACTACCTTTATTCGAGGTCTTCTGCAGCACACTAAGTCAAGTGCTATTGTCACCTATGATCCTGAGCTGCTGGAAAAAGATTATGTGTTTGCTCGCTTTATTGAAAGTAGTAATAACATCATGGTATTGGAAGATGCAGATAATTTCTTGGGTAGTAGAAATGAAGGCAATACTGTGATGCACAAGTTTCTTAACGTCGGTGATGGCTTGATCACTACAAAAAACAAAAAGCTTATCTTCAGTACTAATTTGCCATCAGTTAAAGATATTGATCCGGCACTAGTTCGTCCTGGTCGCTGCTTTGATGTCCTAACATTTAATTATTTAGATAAACTGCAAGCTAAGAAATTAGCTAGTGCTATTGATACTGAATTGCCTACTGATAGTGATACCTATAGTATCGCCGATGTATTTCATAAACAAACGCATAAAGCCAAACCTAAAGCTAAAATAGGCTTTGTTTAATAAATAAGAGAGACAACTTCTTGTCTCTCTAATGGCTAAGATATATAAATTCCCTGAACCAGTTATAAAATATGGTTACAAAATTCCTCTCTATACAGACGAGGAAATATCTTTCACTATTATTTGTGTAAATGCTTTTAGTCAATTACAATTTAAAATAACAGAGAATGATCTTTCTGAAATTGATCCTACTATAGTTGTTGATGCAATTACGAAAGCTAAGCAAAGTAATTTGCTTAGCAATTTGTCATTTAAACTAGCAAATAAAATTTTAAATAACGTGGAAAAAATTAGTTTATGAATATTTTTTATTTACACAATAATCCAAAAGAATGTGCGAGATTACACAACGATAAACATGTAGTTAAAATGATTCTTGAATATGGGCAACTAATGTCTACTGCCCACAGAGTGTTGGATGGTGTGGAATATTATGGCAAAACTGCTAATAATAGAAACATTAAAAGATGGCTTTTACCTGATGATAGAGAAAATATATTGTGGAAAGCTAGCCATATACAACATCCTTCAGGAATTTGGACTAGGGCATCTAAAGAAAATTATAAATGGTTATATCGACTTTGGTTTTATCTATTACAAGAATATACATATAGATATGGGAAAAAACATTCTGCAGACAGAATGATGTCTCATTTTTGGTTATGCCCAACAAATATTCCGAATGGGCCTTTTACCGAACCTACGCCTGCAATGCCAGATCAGTATAAAGTAACAGGAGATAGTATCAGATCATATATAAATTATTACGTTGGTGCCAAACAACACTTGGCATCTTGGAAATTAAGAGAAACTCCCAAATGGTGGACTAATGCCTAGTTATAGTTTTAAATGTAGCAATTGTGATCATATTTTTGATGTGGTTTGCTCAATAAAAGATAGAGCAGAACAAGAGTGCCCTCAATGTAAATCAAAGAATTATGAGACACATCATCAAGGTGGTAATGCGTTGATTGACCCGGTTCGTCTTGGGATCAAAACAATTGATGGTGGGTTTAGAGAAGTCTTGTCTAAGATTGCAAATAATAATTACAAAAGCAACTTGGCGGACAAATTATCAAGACGATGATTACAATTCTAAAACTTGTCTCCTGGGAGGGTAATAGCTGAAACGGTTATTGCCCTCTCTACACTTTAAGAGGGCATACATGGCAAAAAAGAACGCACAACTACAGTCTGTCTTAAACAATCAAGCTCAGATAACTTTAACAAATAAATTGAAACTGAGAATAGATGACCTTAAGGTAGTTGAGCCATTAACTTATAACCAAAGGAGATTTTTTGAACTTTACGAAGATTCAATAATTATGTTATTACATGGTTTGGCAGGTACAGGCAAATCATACATTGCTTTATATAAAGCGTTAGAAGAAGTATTAGACAAGGGTAATCATTTTCAACAAGTTGTTATAGTGCGGTCAGCCGTGCCGTCGAGGGAAATAGGGCATTTACCTGGGGACGAAAAAGAAAAGACTGAAGTATACAAGGCACCTTATATTGATATATGTGATGATTTATTTGGTAGATCAGATGCCTTCCAGAGACTTCAGGAACAAGGTGTGGTGCAGTTTATGATTACATCTTTTGTTAGAGGTATCACTTTAGATGATTCTGTTATAATTGTGGATGAATCTCAAAATATGACAGATATGGAACTTAACTCAATAATAACAAGAGTAGGAGAAAGATCAAAAATAATATTCTGCGGTGATTTTAGACAAACTGACCTCTATAAAAAAACAGATATGTCGGGATTAAAGAAATTTATGGTAATCGCAGATATGATGCCCTCATTTAAAACTATTGAATTTGGTGTGGATGATATAGTAAGATCTTCCATAGTTAAGGAATATATTTTAGCTAGGCTAGAATACGAAAACCGTTACGGAGGAGTATAAATATTAGAGTCGGGAAACCGACTCTAATAACCTGGAGATTAATATGAGAAAACTTATTTTATCGTTATGCCTATTGATGTTTTCTTTACCAGTATTTTCGCAGCATAGACATCATATGCATAATCACCATCATAGAGGGCATTGGAATCATACTCATGGATGGATTGTTCCTGCACTAATTGGTGGTGCAGTAGTTTATGCCGCTACAAGACCAGATCCAGTGATTGTTCAACAACCACAACAGTAGTAGTTACAAATCAATATATGGTTATTGATGGTATAACCTATAAAAAAGAATTAATGGTCATAAATGGTATATATCAAGAAGTATGGGTTAAACAATAATGTTACAAATAACAGATAAAGCATACAAACAAATAGAATTAGTCATGTTGGAAGAAAATACTACAGATGCCCTAAGAGTATTTGTACAGGGTGGTGGCTGTTCGGGGTTTAATTACGGTTTTACATTTGATGAGAATCAAGCTGAAGATGATTTTGTTATGGAAAAAAACGGTATCCGGGTACTAGTAGATGCTATGAGCATGACTTATTTGGAGGGAGCTGAGATAGATTTTAAAAAAGATCTTACAGCTGCACAGTTTGTAATAAAAAATCCAAATGCAAAAAGTACATGCGGGTGCGGTTCATCATTTTCAGCATAGAGGTGTAGTATGGCATATTCAGCTCAAGTATTGGAACACTACGAGAATCCTCGCAATGTAGGTTCTTTCGCCAAAGAGATGAAACGTGTCGGCACAGGTATGGTAGGAGCACCTGCCTGCGGCGATGTAATGAAACTACAGATACAAGTAAACGAAGATAATATTATTACGGATGCTAAATTTAAAACATATGGATGTGGTTCAGCGATTGCAAGTAGTTCGCTTGTTACGGAATGGGTCAAGGGTAAATCTCTTGAAGAAGCAGGTAAGATTAAAAACACACAAATCGCTAAAGAGTTGGCACTTCCTCCTGTCAAGATGCATTGTTCAATCCTGGCGGAAGACGCCATCAAAGCGGCTATAAAAGACTTCAAGGAGAAACACCATGGCTGAAGAATTTGATTTTTATTTTACTGAGGATCATTTGCATCATTTAATACCTAGGGCAAAAAATATTTCAGAATGGCATTCTGCCATGTGTGAGATTTTACCCCAATATGAAATTTATGACATAGCAAGAGTATCAGCTTTTATTGCACAATGTGCGCATGAATCGGGTGGATTTACTGCTTTATCTGAAAATTTAAATTATTCTTGGCAAGGTTTGCGTAAAGTATTTCCCAAGTATTTCCCAGATGATGCCACTGCACAAGCATATAATAGACAGCCAGAAAAAATTGCCAATAGAGTGTATGCCAATCGTATGGGTAATGGCCCAGAATCAAGCGGCGAAGGTTATAAATTCAGAGGGCGAGGATTGATTCAACTTACCGGCAAATCTAATTATTCTCGTTGCTCCAATGATATGTTTGGCGATACTACATTAATAGAAAATCCAGATGTATTGACTCAACCATATTATGCTTTACATTCTGCGTGTTGGTTTTGGAATGCCAATAGATTAAATGAATTAGCAGATGCACAAGATATAAGAATGATGACTAAAAAAATTAATGGTGGATTTATTGGATTGGAAGATCGTATTAAACACTATAACCATGCATTAGAAGTTTTACAAAGTTAGTATGGATTTTAATCATGTCAAATTACCTGAAGTAAAGTTAGATCGAGTGACTTTAGATAATGGAAAAAGATATTATGTTACACCTGAAGGAAAAAAGTATCCTTCCATTACAACAATGCTTTCCCATTTTAGTAAAGATGCAATACTAGAATGGAGGAAAAAAGTTGGTGCAGAACAGGCTAACAAAATATCAAAACAGGCTAGTAATAGAGGCACTCGTATTCACACTTTATGTGAAAAATATCTAAAAAATGAAGATTTACAAGATATAAATCCAATTGATTTACAATTATTTAAAACAGTATTGCCATATCTAAATGAAATAGATAATATACATTTACAAGAAAAATATTTATATTCTGATTATTTACGTTTAGCCGGAACGGTAGATTGTATAGCAGAATATAAAGGTAAACTAAATGTAATAGATTTCAAAACATCCAGTAAGCCAAAAAAAGAGGAATGGATTGAAGGATATTTTGTTCAAGCATGTTCATATGCAATAATGTTTGAAGAACGATATAATATACCAGTACCTCGTATTACTATAATGATTGCTGTAGAAAATGATGAGCCTCAAGTGTTTCACAAACGAAGAGATGATTATGCAGACTTACTTTTAGAATATAGAGATATATACGAAAGATCAACTAAAGACTAGACAGTCCAGTCTTTATCTTATATAATATGATAATGCGAAGATACCCTCCCCTTCATACTTTTAAACTTAAAAGGAAAAAGCAAATGTTAACTGTTGGTGATAAACTAGAACCGTTTCAAAT